GACAACTGCCACATCCAATGCACTGACGACGGGGCAAATGGGCGCCTTCCAGGTCACGTCGACTCGCGCGCTGTTCAGCAATCTGCGGAATGCGGCCGGCGCCGAGGTGGGCGTCGCAGCAGTGCCGCTCCAGGTCTCGCTGGCCAACACGGCGGCTAACGGGACTGCGGTGGCGGTCAGCCTTGCGGCCAATCAGTCGATCAATGAGGCGCAGATCAACGGTGTAACACCGCTCATGGGCGCTGGCGCCAGCGGCACGGGCGCCCAGCGTGTGACGCAATCTCAGGACACGACGACACTCGCCGGCTCCGCCCCAGGCACGGCCGGGACAGCCAGCGCCAACGTCGTGAGCATCCAGGGCATTGCCTCGATGACCAAGCTCCTGGTCACACCGGACGCCAATGCCAGTGTTAACCTCAACCAAGTGGCCGGATCGGCTATCTCGCAAGGGCATGGCGCCGCGGCCACCGCGATCCGTGTCGAACTGCCTACGGATGGCACGGGCGTTATCAGCCCAGCCCAGCGAACGTTGGTCACTCTTGACGTGAAAACGGTGACGACTGGTGGAACAGCCGTCACGGCGCTCAGTTCAGGACACCGGACGGCTGGAGGGTGGCTACAAAACCCGTCAGGCGCAACCATCAACCTCTGCATCAACGAGATCGGGACAGCAACCGGCACCACCTCGAGCGGCGATACAACCTGCATCGCACCCGGTCAGAGTTACGCTCTGGCGCCGGCATCCAGCGCCGTGAGTGTTGTTTCGAGCGATTCGGCGCATCCATTCTCAGGATACGGGCTACAATGAGACCCCTTCTTCTCGTGCTGGCGGCCATGATCCTTGGTGGGTTCGCCGGCGACACCTCGCAACTGGCCGGTCCGCAACGGATAATGCTGGTCGGCGGCTTCAGCCGAGGCTTTAGCTCGGGGTTCGGACCCGTGCTGCCCAGCATGGTTGGTTATGGAGGCAGCTACGGGCCAAGCGGCGCTTTCAGCGCAAGATTCCACTGATGCCAACCGGTTTGACCTATCAATCGTATCAAGATGCCTTGGTGACCCAAATCCCAAGCCTGACAACCGATCCTAATTTTCAGATCATACTTCCTCTCTGCATAGATGCGGCAGAACTCAGTATCGTTCGCGATCTCGACCTGTTCGCCCAGCACGGCCTGCTCGATCTCGGAACTCTCACGATCGGCACGCCGACGCTGACGGCCTCGAACGCCATTATCGTGGTCGAGCAGCTCTACTACATGAGCGGACCGTCTCGGCTGCCAATCACGCCCATGAACGACATCGCGATCAATGCGATCTATGCGGGGGCACCGACCGGGCCGCCGAAGGGCTGGTGCCTGCTGCCGAACACGCAACTTCCGATCACCGTGCAGCCGTTCACGCAGACCGTCGCGCAGCAGATCGAGGTGGGGCCGGCGCCGGACCAGCCATACGACATCGTAGCGATGGCGACGACGCGCCCTCCGACGCTCTCCGCCAGCAACGACACCACCTACATTTCGCAGAACCTGCCCGATCTTTTCTGGGCCGCGAGCATGATCTTTCTCGCCGGTTACAGCCGAAACTATGGCGCGATGGCCGACGATCCCCGACAGGCCATCAGTTGGGAAGCCGAATATCAGCGGCTGCTGAAGTCTGCGACGGTGGAGGAGGCGCGCAAGCGCTTCCAAGGGCAGGCGTGGGTCGCAGAGAGCACGGCGCCAACCGTCGCGCCACCGAGGAAATAGGCCATGGCCGGTGACACATTCACCTCGTCGCTTCGCATCCAGCTCCAGGGCACCGGCAACAATCCCGAGACATGGGGGCAGATCACCGACGTTCAGTTCCAGAAGATCGAAGCGGCGATTACGGGTGACAACGGCTTTTCAACCGGTGGCATCGATCTCACAGGGCTGGCAAGCCCCTACAGCCTGACCACTAACAACGGCACGCTCGACCAGGCCAGCAACCTACTCTACCCGTTCTCCGGCACGCTCACGAGCGACATGACCGTGCTGATACCAGGGTCGGTTAAAATTGGCTGGATAGTGAACGCCACCAGCGGGGGGCATAACGTCATCCTGAAGGTTGGCTCGGGCACTACACTGACCGTGGCACCAGGCGGCAACTGGACCTTCTTCTACTGCGATGGGGCGAACGTGATCGCACCGACGATCACCTTCGGCTCTGGTATCGGACCGATCACGGTCAACGGCAATGCGGTCATTCACGGGACTGTCTCGGTCGATAGCTCTGTGACAGCTGGCGACGACGCGGCCGGAGGACAGTTCCGCGCCACCTTCGGCAGCTACGGCGTCATGCTTCGCAATGATGGGGCGACCGCTTCCCTGCTTCAGACCGCCCCCGGCGCACCACTGGGCACGTTCAATAGCTTCCGTCCTTTTGCCTGGAACCTGGCGACTGGAGCCGTCACCATTGACGGCGCTGCCTCTGGAACGACTATCGGTGGCAATCTCGTTCTTGGCGGACTGCTGGCAAATATCAATGGCCTTGCCGCGTTTGACATAGGCAACTTCGGGGGATTTCCGACCGTCTCCTTTGCGGCTAATGAGTTCCTTCAATGGAATGGTTCAGTACTTAGTATTTCTACGACAGGAAATGTTGCGTTCACCTGTGGCGCTATGTTGGTGAACGGAGTTGGCGTGATCCTGCAAGGCTCCAGTCCGACTTTTACGGATATCCAAGCGAACGGCTTTGTCAACATCGTTGGAGTGCAAGCCGAGTCTGGCGCCGGTATGGTTATGAGCAACCTCGGGATTTCCTCGGGCTCCATCCCGTGGAACATCGCAGTTAGCCTAACGTGCACTGGGGCCGTGGTTGCCAACATTGTAGCGACACAATCAGACAGACGGGTAAAGCACGACATCCGCGACATCGATCCGTCAGAAGGCGTTGCTTGGGTGCAGCGTGCCAGACCACGCCGTTACCTGAAAGATGGTAGACCGGAGGCTGGCTTTATCGCCCAAGAGGACTATGAGTCTGGGTTCAAGGATTCGATCAGCCCAATGCGCGACGACCGACCAGAGTTCGCCGAAAGCGATGGCGTTGCTGCGTCAGGGTTTCGTCTAGTGCGCGATTATAACCAAGACTCGGCATATCTTACAGCAGCCCTGAAAGTAGCGCTGCGCCAGATCGACGAACTTCTGGAGCGCGTCGCTGCGCTTGAAGACGAAGCTGTCTAATGGCGTTTCAGAAGATAACCCTGGCGCCCGGCGTGAACACGCAACGGACCGCGACGCTAAATAAAGGCGGATGGTCTGACTCGGACCTGATCCGCTTTCGCGAGGGATTGCCGGAAGTCAAAGGCGGCTGGGCCGCCTTTCTGTCAGGTGGCCCGGCGCAGGGTGCCGTCCGTGCCTTGCACGCCTGGAGCACACTGGACGCGATCGCGACGCTCGGGATCGGCACGAATCAGCGGCTCTACATAAGCCAGGGCTTTGCCAAAGCTGATGTGACACCGATCGTCAAGACGACGGGCGGGACGCTCCCTCCATACACCACGACACTAAACTCCTCGATCGTCGAGGTGCATGATCACGGAAACCCGCAGTCGGTGGGAAATATCGTTGAAATCTCCGGCAGCAGCGCTGTCGCAGGGGTGACGGTCGCAGGCGAGTTCACCGTTTTGTCTGTGATTGACGGCGATCACTACACGATCTCGGTCGCGCCACAGGTGGCGAATGCGGCAGCGGACGGCGGCGGCACGCCAACGTTCAACTACCTCCTCCCGGTTGGCCTGCTTAATGCGACCCAAGGAAGCGGCTGGGGCTCCGGCGGATGGGGCAACGGCACATGGGGCACGCCACGGATTGGCGCCTCGGCCGGCGTGGTGTTCCCGCGACTTTGGACGATCGACAACTGGGGCGAGAACATGCTCGCCAACCCGCGTGGGGCGGCCGGCATCTTTCAGTGGGTGGCCGCTACCGGCACGACCGTACGCGCGGTCGCGCTCTCTGGAGCACCGACGACAGCGAATGGCGTCGTCGTGGCCGCGCCCGTGCAGATTGCCGTGGCGTTCGGCTGCAATCCCCCGGCGGGTGGGGTGCAGGACCCGATGCTGGTGGCATGGTCCGACGAAGGTGACAACACGAGTTGGACGCCGACGCCCGCGAACCAGGCCGGCAGCTTCAGACTGAACAATGGCTCGCAGATCATGCAGGCCGTGCCGTCGCAGCAACAAATCCTGATCTGGACCGACACGGCGCTCTACGGGATGCAGTATATCCAGCCACCGCTTGTCTGGGGCTTCACCCAGCTCGGCGCGTCGTGCGGTGCAATCTCGCCGCAGGCGGCTGGCGTGCTTGGCGGGCGCGCTCTCTGGATGTCGGGCTTCGAGTTTTGGACCTACAGCGGCGAGCCAACCGTCATCGACTGCCCGCTGCGCGATCGCGTGTTCAAGAACCTCAACCGACTCCAGCAATCCAAGATCGTGTGTGCCATCAACACCGAATGGAGCGAAGTCACCTGGTATTACCCGTCGTTGAACGCGCAGGAAAACGACAGCTACATCACGCTGAACGTCGATGAGCTGGCGCGCTCCGGGCCGCTGAACGCATGGTATGGCGGCACGCTCGCTCGCACGGCCTGGATAGATGACAACATTTTCGGCTCGCCGGTAAGCGGTGACGGGCTTGGGAATGTCTGGTCCGAGGAACAAGACTACACTGCGAACGGCGCGGCCATGCCGTGGTTCATCAAGAGCGGCTACATCGATATTTCCGCAGGCGAGGATTATTCGTTCCTCGATCTCATCATCCCCGACCAGATCCTGACCGGCCAGGTGGGCTACACCATCTTCGCGCTGGTCGATCCCTCCGATGTGCCGCAGCAGTTCGGCCCGTTCATCGTCACGCCAAGCACCCGCTTCTTGCCGAACGGGACACAGGGGCTCCGGGTGCGCGCGCGAGCGATCGCGCTCCAGGTGGATAACAGTCCAATGGTAGTGGGATCGTTTTGGAGGCATGGCGCCCCCAGATTCCGAATCAGTCCTGACGGCAGGAACTAGATGAGCACACAACTTTTGCAGCCATTGCCACGCTACGCCGGCACAGACCCGGCGCTGAGGGCATGGGCGGACAATCTGTGCTTCCACCTGGAAAGCTGGTCGCGCTCTCTGGGCGCCCCTTCCGGCAAGTGGACCGTCAATGGCACTGCCGCGCAGCGCGACGTTGATCCTGCGACGCTCACGACAGTCGCCAAGGTTGTCGATGCGCTCGGGACGCTTGTAAACGATCTTTCTAAGGGTGCTCCCTTATCAGTGACATAGCGGTGCCAAAGTTCGCGAACTCGCGATGCAACCGCGTAGCGCCAAAACAGCGTCCCAATTTTCTCGTCGTAACGGAAGCACTCGCGCAGATATTCTTGCGATGGCAGGCTGCGTGCGGTCATCGGTTCCTCCTGCAAGGGACTGGTGGCAAGGGCGGCACCGGCGTTCCCGCGCTGATGTCGCCCGCTCCTTATTACAATGACAACGACAGCCGTGGTAGAGGAGGCGACACAAAGTGATGAAAAAGGGGCCTTAGTCCTATGCCTTGGACGGGTAGCACCATCCAATCTCACAACAAGTCGCTTCACGGCGAGAAGGCGGCCCACGCGGCGCGTATTGCCAATGCCGTGCTGAAAAGCTCCGGGGATGAGGGGGTTGCTCTGGCGGTTGCCGCGAAATGGGCGAAGCAGCACAGAGCGAAAGGCGGCTCGCTGCTGCCTGCCCGACGCCGCGCCTCCGGTGGCCCAGCGCCCCAGGCGCCGACCTATCAGACGGCAGCGCCAGCCGTAAATGCGCAGGGCTTTGTGCCGGTGCCACAGGGGGGCACCTACAACCTCGATCTGACGACGGGCGCCATGCAGCCCGCCTCCAGCAACGCTCTCCGGGCTCTCGCCCAGCGCGGCCTGCCGATCAAGGACCCGAACGCGCCGCCGCCTTCACAAGCACAGACCGGCATGGATCAACTCAAAGCTCTGGGGCTCCAGCCAGGCGATCCACGCCTATGGGCCAACTGGTCTACCCCTGGAGGCAGCGAGGGCGGCGGTGGTGGCTTTGACGGTGGCGGGCAAAACGCCAGCGACAATGGCGGCCTTGGCGGTCTCTATGCACGCGGCGGCCGGCGGGCCGGCGGTGGTCCAGCGCCCATGCCAATGTCGCAGGCAACCCCGTGGTGGACGCGGAGCGAGGCGCGTGGCGAGGAGGCACACCCGACCTCGGGACTGATCCAGGGCCCCAGCGGCGGGCGACAGGACAACGTGTCGATGAACCTGCCGGCGCACTCGCACGTCATCCCGGCCGATGTCGTCGCCGGCTGGGGCCAGGGGAACAACTCGGCTGGCGCGCTTGCGCTCCAGCACGCCATGAGTACCGGACCATACGGCACGGCGCTGCCCAGGGTGCCGACGCGCCCACCACGAGCATTGTCGCCGGCGCGGATGCCGAAGCTGGCGCGCGGCGGATCATCCGATGGCGTGCACACGCTGGTGTCGCACGGCGAGGTTATCGTCTCGCCATCTGACGTGAGCCGCATCGGCGGCGGTGACTACGACAAAGGCCATGACTGGATCGATCGCCTGATTGTGGACTCCCGCAAGCAGATCATCGCGCATCAGCGCAAGCTCGCGCCGCCGGTGCGTGAATGATGGCACCGATCGTCATCTCCCCGCAGGACGCCGAGTTCGAGTTTCGCACGAAGTTGGCCGAGGCGCTGTTCGAGGACGATTGGCAGAAGGCGAGCGGTGCGCGTGATCCTACAAGGACGCGCCGCGGGCTGCGCGATCGGGCATGGGAGATACTGGAGACGGCCCGCCGCATGACATCGGTGGCCGAGGTTCCCAACGTCGATGCCACGCCGAAGCCAGAGAACGTCGAGGTAGCGACCGAAAAGGATGCCGCCGGGCTGCTAGCGTTGATCCAGGAGAGCGACCGGGAGCTGGCCGTCGTCTCCCGGAACTACGACAAGGTTCGCGATGTCATTGGCCTGGCGGTCGATCGCACGCCGATCATGGATGAAGACGGCTCGCCGTTCATGCGCCCGGTGTTCGGTGTCGTGCTGGACGATGCCGCAGTGGTTGCTGCGTGCGGCCTGTTCCCAACCCAGCCATGGGACTCGCTGGAGTTCTACCTTCGCGGCTTCTTCCTCTATGTCGGCAATGCCAGCCGGCGGACTAATCACGGGAAAAGCCTGCTTCAGTTCGGCA